GGCGCTCGGATTGGATTGCGGCGGCGGCCGCGCTGGTGTGGGTGGTGGCTTGGGCGGTGACGCGATGAGCCGGCGCCGCGACGATACGCCGGAGGCTCTCATGCTCTCGCTCTGGCTGTGCGTTGCGCTGGCGATTGGCTCGTGGGTTTTGGAGGTGCTGGCATGGTGAGAGATCCACGAATCGACCCGCAGGCGGGCGACATCACCACTTTTAGCGGGGAGGGTGCTACAAGCATCTATCACGTAACGAAGCGTGACGGGCTACTGGTGTATTACCTACAGACGACCAACGGGACGACCGAGCAGCACGACACGTACATCGAGGACTGGATTGATGGATCACAGGAAGACGAGGTTATGCATGTCGCAGGCTGACGCCAAATTCATCAACACCCCCCGCTTCGACGCGCTGGCGGCTCATGTGCCGGCAGTCTCGCAAGACCCAGCGCAACGGCAAGGCTTTATCGGCGGCACCGATGTCGCGCATGTGCTCGGCCTGGAGCCCTACGGCTGCGCGCGGCGGCTGTGGTACCAGAAGACCGGGGCGCCGCCTGATAGGGAATTCCGGCTCTCTGAGCCTATCATCATCGGGCAGGCGCTTGAATCGTATGTGGCCGACCTTGTGGCGGAGAAAACCGGGTGGAATATCCGCCGCAAGAAAGCCAGCGCGAACGGCCACGAATTACAGCGCGTTGACCGTGAAATAGTCGGCCACGAGCGCGGGCCTGGAGTCTTGGAAATCAAGACCACGAGTGACCGCAATTATTGGTCCTGGAAGCGGAAGGACGGCACGGGCGTGCCGCTTGGGTACCTTCTCCAGCTCCAATGGTATCTCCACGTGTTGAAGCGCAAATGGGGTGCGTTAGCTGCGTTCAACCGCGAAACAGGGCAACTCGACATCTACGAATTCGACGCAAAGCCAGCGCTAATGGCCAGCGTCGCCGAAAAGGTTGATTGGTTCATGACGCACCACGTAGACCAGCACGTCGCGCCCGCATGGCTGGAAGAGCGCGACGGGCGCTGCGAGTCTTGCCAATGGGAGCCTAGCTGCCAACTCGACGAGTGGTCCGCGGTGAGCGATCAGGGGTTGGTGCAGATCGAAGGGCTTGCGCCGCTGGTGGCGGAGTACCAGCGGGCGAAGGATCTTATCAAGCGGGCGGAGAAAATGGCCGACGTTCTCCGCACAGGCGACGAGTCCGCCGAGGACGAAGCCCACCGGCTCGGGATTGATGCGCTGATTGGCGTCAACGAGCAGGCGCGGGCATCGGCTGACGAGCGGGTGTTATTTCGGGTGGTGGAGACTTCTCGGGTTGATGCCGACGCGCTGAAGACGAAGTACCCGGACGTGTATGCGGACGTATTGAAGCGGTCAATTTCGAGGCCGTTGCGAATTTTCAAAATCAAGGGAGCAAAGTAATGAGTACGCAGCAAGTGACGCCGGAGCAAGCACCGGCACAGACGATGGGGCAGAAGTCGGTCCTGGACGACATCATTGAGAACCAGGCGGCGCGGGCGCAAGCCGAAGGCGCGAAGGCGGACCAGTTGACGGCCAAGATTTACGCCAACGACCCGAACGCCTACGCCATCGCCATGGGCCGCGATTTGGGCCTCAATGCGGCGCTGGCGCTGCAAAACATCCACATTATCGGCGGCAAGCCCGCGCTGGGGGCAGGGGCGCGGGCGATGTTCCTGGCGCAAGCGGGCTACTCCTGGCGCCCGGTGGTCCACACGGAAAAGCAATGCACGCTGCGCTTCTACTTCCGTGGCGACGGCATGACGGACGTTGACGGAAAGCCGCTGGATGTCACGATCACGATGGAGGACGCGGAGCGCGCTGGGTGGGTCCAAAACTCGCGCGGGAGTGGCAAGGTCGGCAACTACGACAAGATCCCCAAGAACATGCTCTTTGCCCGCGTGATCTCGAATTTCCACCGCTGGTACGCGCCGCACGTTGTCGGTGCGCAGGTCTATGACGTTGGCGAGGTGACGATGGAAAACGTGATTGCGGCGACGGAAAGCAAATCCGCCAGCAAGCTCGACGCGCTGGAAGCCGAACTGTTGACGGCGACGGCGGAAAAGGCGGCGGCGAATGTTTGAGCATGGAGCGTGGTACACGGGCGCTATCACCGCCGTGGACTACATCAAATCCGAAAAGAAGGGCACGCCGGGCCTTCAGATCACCGTGGAGGTGTCAGACCGTGGCTCTATCACGGGCGTCTGGTGGCTTACTGGCTCACTGGTCAATAATCCCGACGACAAGGCGGCAAGCAAGGTGCCGCAATGGGAGGCGGCGCAGATCCGCTGCAAGCAGTTTGGGTGCAATCAGGACGGATTGGTCCACCCGGAAACGTGGCTTCTGCACATTCAAACGACGCTAATCGGCCAGCAGGCGTCGGTCATGGCGGACGTCAATAACTACGGCGACACGTCCGCGCAGGTGGTTTGCAAGCCGAAGGCGGGCGGAGGCGGCGGTGGGTTTTCGCGGGCGTCGGCTGCGGCGTCACCGTTCGCGGCGCGGCCAGCCAACTCGAACCCGTTCGCGGTCAGTGACGAAGACCTGCCCTTCTGATCCCAGCGGGCAACCGCCCGCGGCCTGCCGTTCCAAATAAGCGCACGATCTCGGAAATCAGCGCGGGACGGCAGACCGGGGGCGAAAAGCTCCCGGAAAAGAGGTAGTCCGTCACGAACCACTGAAAACCTGTTGGATGGATTTGAATTCTAGGCTGGCCGGGGAGACACTGGCCAGCCGAAAACAAAGGAGAGATATGCCACGCGAAACATGCCATTGCGGAGAGTGCCAACGGTGCCACCACCGCGCGTACATGGCCGCGTGGCGCTGGCGGGGGATCCGCGGGCAGCTGCCAGCAGCATGGGCGGCGCAAGCGCGGACGGAAGCCTGGCAGTTGCAACGCTACATCTGCCCACTGGCAGAGATAGCGAAGTACCAATTTGGCCGCAAAACGAAGCGGCCGGCGGCGGAATAGGAGAGGGACATGGAAATAGCAACGATTGGACTGTTTTTGCTGGGCGGCGGCGCCTACCTGCGCTGGAAGCCAACGCGGGCGCAGGTGTGGAACTGGATCGCGGCATGGGCGGCGGCGAATCGTGACGCGGCGATTACGCGGGAAGTGCGAAAGCGCGAGTATTTGGCGGCGGAGGTGGCGTGATGGAGCATAGCGCGGAGTGGTTGCGGGGGGCGGCCCACGCAGCGGCGGAATGCAAGCAATTTAAGTCCGCTGGCAGGTACCAAATGCTCCTCGCCGAAGCCGAAGCCCGCGAGGCACTACAGGGCAGCAAAGAAAAGATAGCGCTGTCACACATCTACGAAATCGCCTCGCGCCAACTCGCTGAACCGGCTGGGGCAGGTGACGCAGTGGCGATGGCGAAGATCTGCACAGAGGTCGAGGCAGTGCATCTACCAAGCGAGGCCAGCGTGCCCACGGCGGCGAACATTGCTATGGCGGACGAGCTGGACATGCTGGCCGCTCATATCCAGCAGTACATCGGACCAGACGACGCCCGCGACGACATCCGGCGAATCTGCCGCAATCGAGCGGAGGATCTGCGGCGCGGGGTTAAGCGTGCGCCAACGGCCACGGAGGTGATCGCGGCGGCGGAGCGGGCGTTGTTGCAAGTCGGCCAATGGGAAGCATTTACGCAGCGAGAAAAAGGGTTGATGAAAGACGCCTTGGCCGCAATCGCCAAATGGAATGAGGCCACCGATGGACGCTAAACGGCTGGAGGAGTTGGTTTATCGTTGTAACGAGGCAATCGAAGATACGAGCAATGGATTTGGCGCGTACTTCGACGCGCAGGACATCGCCGACCTCGCCCGGTGCGCGGCGGCTTGGGCGAAGTTGGAGCGGGCGAAGGAGCACACCGGGAACCATACGTGGTGCATCGTATCCTACTGCCATGGGTTCACTTTGGGTACCGCATGGGCGGGCGAGTATGACCCTAAGCTCACCGCCATCGAAGCCGTCGAAGCCGCGCAGGAGGTGGAGCCGTGACCCGCCGCGTCCGCATGGCCCGCAAGCGGCTGGCGATTGCGCGGGAGCGGGAAGCGGTGGCCGCGTACTGGGTGGATCACTCGCAGGTCTACGGAGCGGTTATCTCGGAGATGAATTGGGCGCTGACGAATTACATCAGAAAACTCATCACCCTACACGCCATCGAGCGAAGAAAGGAAAGGATTGCATGACATGGACAAGAGCGCACGACGCCTGGATTGCGCGGGAAATAGAAGGTATGCAGGTTTGGGTGATGGCGCGAGACGGGTCCATATGCGATACACAGGACGCCTCGATTCCCCACTACAACACAGACCTAACCGCCTGCATCCGTGCGGCTGAGGTGTGGGCGGCTAAAGATCCAGAGTATAGGGCTTGGACGCTGGCGCGCGCCGGGACGCTGCTGGGGCAAGGCACTGATGACGGGCACCACTACATCCACGAGGGCGAGGATGGGCTGGCATGGGCGCTCTATGAAGGCACCGGAGGCCCCGCATGAAGACCCTGAGACTCAACCGC